CTGCGATGAGCGGGGTGTCGAGAGAGAGGCGGTGGAGAAGACGGTCAGGGCGCATTTTGGTCAGTTGGTGGAACGATGGGGACTTGACTTCCCGAGGGCAGGAAGCGGGCAAGAAGGGCGGTGAACTTGGTCACGTCGCCGGCGGCGATTTTTTCGCACCGCTGGATAATGGACTCGGCTTCCTTGAAGCATTGGTTCATCTCCCTTTCGGAGTTGAGGGACCGCTTGCCGAACTGCTCCCGGAGACTCATTTGTCCGGCCTTCACGGCCTCGCGGTCGCTGGCCTGCTGGCTCATGTCGATGGACAGCTCGGGCGGGCCTTGTGTGCTGATTTTCTCCCAGCCGATCTGGGGCGGTAGTTGGCCGTTCTTGATGGCCCAAGCGATGCAGCGGGTGCGGACCCAAGTGACGGCGCGGGTGATGGACTTCTGACGGCTGGCAAACTTCTTCCGCACCTTGTCGTTCACGGCGCGCTGATTGGGGCCGGTCAGCTTGGCGTCCAGAAGGAAGGCCGGGGGGATGTCGAGAGCGTAGCAGAAATACCCGACAAGGCAGTCTTGAAACTCCAGCCAATCGGCACCGGCGCGGCTTCCAAGGTCAGGGGCCTGCAACTCTTCGTCCTCGCCAAGGACGGGAATGTCGCCACCAAGGAACTCGGCAAGGCTCCGCTTTTTCACGGCCTCGCTGTCAGTTGATGCGGGGGCGTTTTCTGTGTCATCGCCCCACACGTTCTCCTCGACGGTGCCGGAGCCGTTCTTGATGGCCATGATGATGGCGGACCTGGTCTTGACGGACCGCTTTTCAAAGGCCTTGATTTCGTGAGCGTCCCGCAGGTCGTTGGAACCAAGGGACATCGGAGGCAAACCGCGATACTCCCCGGTGTTGTTCGGTTCGTAGAGAAGGAAGAACTGGGGCTCGGGGACAGGGTCGGCAAACGGCGTGAGCCAGTAGGCGACGACGCGGCCGAACTCATCTTGTTGGACGCCGCCCCAGGCCATCTTTTGCCCGGCGGGTTCCTTAAGGATACGGGTGTCAATGGTCTGCACCTGGGGGAACCCGGCAAGGTCGGTCACCGTGATTCCTGTGTCGCCGTCGGTGTCAATGGCTTGGCTCCAAAGCTCTTGGATCGTGTCAAAGTGGAAGCGCCCGGTGAAGTCAATCCGAGTGCAGAGGTCACGCCACCAAAGATCCGCCTGCGTGTTCCAAGCCTCAGAAGGCGAGGCGCTGGTCACGTTGATGGGAACGGAATAATGCTTGATGAGGCCGACGGCGTAGCGGGCCAGTGGGTAGTTGTCCGCAATGTGCCGGGACAGGGCGACAAGCTGCTCGCGTTGGAGGCCGGAAAGCAGAGAGGAAACGCCAGGGGTGAGGAACGCGGTGAGCGGCAGCGGAGCGCGGTCGCCGTTGTTGTTCAGGGCCTCGTAATGCGAGTAGCGGACTGGGGAGGTGGATTGATTCGTTACCGAACTACCACGCGAGGCAGCGGGCCGGGGGCGCGGGGACGATTGAGCAACGGAAACAGCGACGGGCGCGGGCTGAACCACAGCCAACGCCGGGTAGGTCGGCGCGGTGGCCTTGGGGGAAAAGAAGGGCAGGCGCATGGGGTCAGTGGGTAGCTTTTGAGAAGTCAGCCCGCAGGCGGCGGATGCGGCGGACGGGGATGGCGTCGCCGTCGAGGGCGTCTTCCATGGCCCACGCATCTTCCGCCAAGGCCATGATCTCGGGTGCGGACAGGCCGGAGACGACCGCCCAAGTGACTGAGCGCCCGCCTTGGTTGGTGGCGATGAGCTGTTTGCCGGACGACAGCACGGTGGACCACTGGCCGCGCATGAGCGTTTCGAGCATCGCCTTGGAGGTGGTGACCGGAACGGACGCGGCCGCCTCCAGACGTGCGACGCGAAGGAGGGCACGCGTGAGGATGAGTTTGTCGGCGGCCATTTATTTTTGGCCGCTGTCAACCGGGTTGGAAAAATGCCCCTCAGAAAAAAAGTTTAAGTTCCTTTTGAATCGGTGTTGACTTGTTCAAAAGAGCGGGCAGGTTCCTTTCTCGTAACCACGCCAACAAATGCAACTCATCGCCAAAAACCTCGCCTCAATCGGGCGACTCTTAATCAAAGACATGATTAAAAACAAACCTGCCAAAATGACGCCAGACCAAGCGTTTCATCACGGAGTCGAATCTGCTGTCGAAAAAGACGGATTTTCGCGAAATGCTTTCTTCGGTCAAAAAGAGAACTTCAAAGCCTACCGGGCGGGATACGCCTCCATTGACCCAAACCTCTCGACTTCATATCGCTAACCGCCCACCGCTCCCGCCCCGCCCGTAAAAACGGCGGGGTTTTTGGGTGCCAACTCAACACCATGAACCCAAGAGAAAAACAACCATCAAGCCTTTCAGGCGCTGGACTTCCAACGCGATTCCAGCGGCTCCTAGACAGCCAATTCCGCAAAAGAGCCAACCGCAAAGCCAAGGCCCGCAAATGAACGACCGAGACCAAAACATTGCCCTGGCGGAGTTCCACGGATGGGAAGGCGTCCCCGTGAAGAACGTAACAAAGGAACGGGACGGGGTGATTTATTGGAGGTCCCAGACGCCGGACGGGCTTGAGAAATACAGCAGCAGCTTTGAAAGTTCCTGCGCAATTCGATGGCTCAAAAAGCCAGACGGAAGCCCGTTCTTAATCAGGTCAGGACCGATAACACTAAATAACGTTGATACATATTCAAACGTAATCGCATTGGAGTATTCAAAAGCCAACGGATACGGCAAAGCTCCCCCCGACGTGAAGCCAAGTCTGGCTTATTTCTTAGAATACCTTCCTAATTATGGGGCCGATCTGAACGTGATGCACGATGTCGAGAAGCTGATCCCATTAAAAGATTTGATCAACTACTTAGATATTTTATCAGATTTAACTAAATACAATTCATCATTCGCCACGGCATTGGAGCGAAGGGAGGCTTTACTTAGGACAATTAGGAAATGGAAATAAACCCCACCCTCGCCCCGCCCATCAACACGGCGGGGCTTTTCGGTGAACACTTAAAGCTTATGAATCCGATTACACTGAAGTCCAAGTGCTTAGAATTGCAAAAGACTTCGCCAGAATTAACTACGCAAAAGATTATAGCATCAAGTCCAATTCTTTATGTAAAACAATTGGAAGAAGAGTCTGGCGAGAAATTTAAGCCAATTTATGATTTATGCACTCCACCTCAATTTAATTGTTTTCTATTTGATTTCCCGTTTCTTGAAAGAAGGGGGCAGGGCTTTTCTGTCTTTGAAGATGGATGTTTTGCATTTGTTTTTACGATGGGTGAAAACATTTACAAATTGACTGTGTTTGCAGATGAAACATACATAGTCCATTATTTTCTTTTTAATAAATGGCATGTAGCAAACGAAGACCCTACTTTCAAAAACAGCGGTCATATTTTACTGGGTGTCATATTTAAGTCTCTTTCTCTTTTTAGGAGTCCTTTATTTGTTAACGTAAAATCTTCACCCTCTAAGCTAAATAGCAAATCCGTGGAATGGGTCAAGGTCCGCGAGTATTACACCGTAGTTCACCGCAAGCATGAGGCAAACGCCAAGGGAGCCGCCGAACTTGGCACCTACGGGGACAACACCCACAAACGTATTGCGCACGCCCGCAAGGCTCACTTCCGCATCCTACGTTCGGAAAAGTGGGGAAAGAACCAAGGACGCAAGGTTTTTGTTTCAGCCACTTGGGTCGGACCCCGCGAGTGGATCGATGCCGACTCAAAGCAAATTTATTCAGTCCAAGGACGATAACAAACTTTCATCATGACCACACCACGCAAACCAAACCCGCGCAAACCGGGCCGCAAACCGGGCCGAAAGATGTCCGCCGCCATCACGTTCGGAGCCACGCCGGATGCCGCCCAATTGTGGCGGAAAACGCTTCGGCGATATGGCATAAAAGCCGCGCCGTTTTATCGGGAGGCGATTGACGGAGCGATTGGAAGACTTTTAATTAAGTGAATTTACTATTATGAAACCTGACGAAATTAACATTGCGATTGCTGAGTTCTGCGGATTTACTAACATCACAATTGAAAATATTGCGAATTATAGCGAGATGCATGGGACGCTCAATGAATGCGATATCGTTCCAATCCCCAACTACTACGGCGACTTGAACGCATGTAGAGATGCTTTGCTTAAACTACCGGATGACCTGCACCACGAATACCACCGCCAACTCTACATTCTGACCAAGCCGATGCCGTTTGATATGTGGGCGCACAACTGGCATTTTCTTACTGCTGGCCCTGACATCGTGAGCGCCGCAATCGTTCGGACAATCGGCAAATGGAGGGGCGGGCAATGAGTGAGTCTTCCCCCGCTGATACAAGAGCCGGGTTGCCTCCAGCGACTTATTCGGCGTTTGAATTGCCGACAAAGTGCGGGTTCTATTGGTGGCGCGAAGATGCAACCAAGGACTGGCGACTCGTGGAACTTATGGACTTTGGTTCTGGCAGAATCATGACCTACGACCTTGATGAATGTGAATGGTCAGGGCGCTCTTTGGAGATTTGGCGCGAAGATTTCCCGATTGGAGAGTGGCGTTATATCGTGCCGCCGAGCACCAAGGTGAGCCACGCGGCTGGCGAATAACTTTAGAAACTATTATCATGTCACAATCAAAGAAACCTTCCCCCGACACAGCAGAGAGCCGCGTTGCGCTCCACCGTTTTGTTCGGCCTGCCTTGGTGTCTTGCCCTGCGTGCCGGGGCTACGATTTAGAGCGCCAATGGTGCGACAAATGCAAAACAACGGGCGTAGTTGAATTAAGAGGAGGTTCCAAGTGAAAGGCAGTCTGTCGGTGCTGATGATGACTGCTGCGCTCATGGAATCTCAGGGGCTGCGATTCCACAATTTTGAAGCAGCATCAAGAAAACCAAAGCCCGGCGAAAAGACCGCCGCCGACTTCGCCGCTATTGCGCGAGCCAAAGAACGCCGGAAACGCAAAGCCGAGCGTAAAGAACGGGAACGCCAACGCCAGCCGAACCGTCTGGCTGAGCAACGCGGCTCCAACGATGGAGGGACAACGCCATGAGCCAAAAGCCGCGTTCGCTCCAGCCACTCGTTCGGCCTGCCTTGGTGGAGTCTCGGTGGGATTGGCTCGTTGCCTCGACAAGCAAGGCCCTGCCATGCGGCAGAGTCACCGTGTCTTTACGACTGCTGGATGAAGTGTGCCAAAATGCTGCCGTCCTGCACGCATGGAACGGCCAGAAACGGGCGGAAGCCCTGGCTCTGGCCATAGGTGCGTGTTTTGAAATTCACCATGACAGCGTGATTCTCTGGCCGCCGCCCGCTGGGGAATCCGCGCAACCCACAAAGGTAACTTCAAAAAGGATTTCGGGGTCGACATTGAGTGTTACGTTTTGAGTGATGCCAAAAAGACGGCCGTCATTAGCCAAAGCGGATTGGCAAGAGCCGTTGGCTTTCGAACCGGAGCGACCCAAATAACTCGTTTTCTAGCTTCCAAATCAATGAAGGGATACGTCGGGGTTGAACTTCTTGAAAAACTATCGCAACCCATTAAGTTTCAATGGACTCCCCTTGAGGTTGGACAGCCTCCAACAGCGGGATACGGCTTTGACGTAACGCTCCTTATAGACATTTGTAGGGCCATAGACGACGCCCACAGGGCTGGGCGGCTTAGTAGCCGCCACACCGAGGCGCAAGAGCCCTAAGAATGCAGCTTGGGCGTGTGCTTGAAATGTCGGAATCTTCCGCCTCAAGGATCGAGTATGAGAAAAAGATTATTGAGCGCTTTGGCGGTCAACCCGCGAATAAAGCGCGCCGTTCTTGGAAATAAGCCCGGCCCGCTGCAATTCGTTCAGGCGTTTGTCCGCTGTGGTTCGTGCGCAGTTGGCCGCCCGCATGATCCGCTCGTGGAGCATCGAATAAGGCATGGCCCCGCCGTCCCAGTCATCAAAGGCATCTCGGCAAAGTGTGGCCAGCCTGTCAGCGGCTGAGACCTGGGCGAGTGATTGGACGGCGGTGAAGCCGTCGCCGGTCGACACTGAAATGTGCATCTTCGCTTGGTCGCACCAGCGGAAAACGGGAGGCTGTTTGATACCTCCATGCCTCGCGTCTTTGGTGGCCAGTGTGATGTGGTCAACGCCTTGCACTTGGTCTTTTTTGAGGAGCAGAATCGTTTCGCTCTTCTGTTCAAGCATCGTCCCCAGGTGACCTCTCCCTTTGTCGCTTTCCTTGCCTTTCTGTGAGCCGGGGTTGACGTGGAGCGTTGAGACGATTGCGCATCCGGTTTCCTCACAGATTTCCATAAGGTCGTTGATAAGCCCAGTGGCCTCCCGAACGTCGTTGAAGTCTTGGAGGAGGTCCACCAACCCGTCAACCATCAGCAAGGCCAGCCCTCCTTCCTTGTGAGCCTTGCGAGCGGCGGAAAGCATGATCTTTCGGCGGTCAGTTGAAGAGAACCGGCGGACGTGAAGGGAGGAGAACCAAGCCGGGAAGTCCGTCCAGGCGGCACGGCGCAAGGTGCGGACCATCATGGCATAATGGTCCCGCGCGCTTTGTTCGGTGTCGAAATGAATCACCCGCTGGCCTTCCGGGACGCGGCCTTGAAAGCTGAGAAAATCAGAACCGGCCAAGCCAAACAGGGATGCAATGATTGCGGATTGCGTGGTGGATTTGCCTGACTTCTGGGGAGCAATGATTGACATGATATTGCCCGGGTGAAGTATTTCGGTGTCCACCAACTTGAGAAGCCAGGGAGCCTCCACCGGCGGCTTGGCCAAGTCAAAGCGGAGAGCCTCGGCCTTGGCCAGAAGCTTGGCGGCGGACCTCGGCTCGCGCTTCTCCCCCGGCTCAACTGCCGCCCCCAAGTCTGCCAGCGCCTCGGCTTTGACGGCGATTTCAGCCAGCGTTTGACCGGCCTTGACGGCCTCGACGATGGCAGCAGCAGACTGAGACAGGCGGCGGGCGGTGTAGGCATCCCGAACGGCTTCCATGTAGGTTCGGGCAAGGGCGGTTGACTCCACCCGGTTGCCGACCCGGTTGACCTCGGCAGGTCCGCCGACAAACTCAAGTTGGCCTTCCTTGTGGAGTTGCTGGCACAAAAGGATGTCGTCAACGGGTCCGGCAAGTCGAGTGAGCGCGCCAAAGATGGCCGAACATTGCGAGCTGGCGAAGGAAGCCGGGGAGATGCCGAGTTCAACGGCGCGGGCAACAACGTCGCCGGATTCGTCCAGAATACAGCAAGCAATCAGGGCTTCCTCGGCGTCAACGTTGGCCGGGGAGCCGCGTGAGGTGGGCAGGGTCATGTCAGGTGTCTTGAACGATTTGACGCGGCGTCCCGTCGTTTGAGAAGTGCCAGGCTTCTTCCTCGCCCGCAGAAAATGGATAACGGCACAAGTCAGCCATTTCCCTGTCTTCGGCCAACTTGAGAGCATCTTCTAGCGTGTCTGCTTCGACGGTGGTCCAACATGAAACTGTAACCTGCGCAGATAACTTAAATTTCATTGCGCCCTCCCCCCCGGTGCGCGGTGTGCGGTGTGCTTTGCAGACCCGCGTGAGTAGCCATTAAGCGGCTTGATGTTTTTGCGGAATCCCCCGGCTGCTTTGGCCATGTCGCGGGTGACTTCGCCGCGCAGAAGTTGCTCGGTTGAAAAGAGTGGTTTCATCTTCATTTCCGGCCTCCAATCGCAAGCCAAACGCGGTCCCGGTTATGCGGCAGCATCTTGGATTGTTGGCCCGTGAGAAACTTGGTCAGGTTCGTAATGTGAATCCCAGTAGCGCGTGCAATCTGGCCGTTGGTCAACCCGCTGGCCTTCACCGCATCTCGCAATCGTTGGTTGTCGGGGTCGTCAACGGACAGCGAACCGGGCTTGTCGAGGAACCAGCGGACGAACGGCGTCCCGGCCCGGTCATGGCTTTTGAACCGCTCGCCCTTCGCCACGGCATCATAGACCAGCCCCTTGCCGGCTATACACTGATTCATCACCGTGCTATAGCACGGATGAAGCCCGGCCATGATGAGCGCGCGGCCCAGTTCCATGCGCGGTTCTGTGACCAGTTTGACGGCCTTGCGGGCGGCTTTGACCTTGCCTTCCCATGTCGTCGGAGCCGGGTCGGAACCGGGCAGGGTTGGGCGTGGCTTGTCGGCAGGCTGGCCGCGTGCGATGCGGACCTGCCGGTCTGAGAAGGACTTCATGGGGGCGATGCGGGGTATGTTGCGGGCGGCATGGCGGATGTATTCCGGCGTGCAACCAATGCGGGCGAGCGTGTGCTCTGCCTGCCAAGCGGAGAGCTTGGCTTCGGGTGTTGTTAGGTTCATTGTGATTCAGTCCATTGAAAAGGTTTCGACATCGCCAAAAAGAGACTCTTGAACTGGAATGCCTTTGACGGCATCCTCGCAGTTTAGCACGGCTTGATTGAAGTAGGTTTCCTTTAGCTCAATCCCTATGGCACGGCGGCCCTGCCTCAATGCGCAATAAGCTTCTGATCCAACTCCAAGAAAGGGAGTCAAAACTATTTCGCCAGGGTTGGAACGAAGGACGATAACCCGGTCAATGACATCCTGTTGAAGCGGGTGGACATGCTTTTCATCCTCTGGGTCTTTACAATCCTTGAACGGAAGAACGCGGCCAATGCGAACGTCGTCCCAAAATGCGGAAGCGTATTGACGCCAAATCCAATGAGAAAAGCGGTTTGCAATTTGCGGACCTTGCCAGTTTTTGTAGGCCATGATCTCATCAGGCATTTGCCGTTCCCCGGCATACTCCTTTAGTCCTTCCGGGTGGGTAATTGGAACTTTGTTTTCACCAATCTTACGAAACAACAAAAGGTAGTCAGCGGATGCCACGTCGCAAAGGCTAGAATCCTCAACTATTGTTTTATGAGTCAACCCCTTGGCCATAGTCCGAAGACGAACGCCAAGGGGCTCCTTCCAAACGCAGTGACGGGCGATGTATTCAAATCCAAGCTTTTTATGAAGCCGGATGATGTCGCCGGGGAAGTCCGTCAGGTGGTTTCCGGCGTTGCAGCTTGATGGTATGTCCATACAGTGGACGGCTGTGATTCGTCCCGGCTTTGTCAGTCTGGCGATTTCGGCAACGCAAAACTCATAGTGGACGAAAAACTCGTCGTAGGACGAGCAGTTTGACATGTCCCTTTCGTCGCTTGAATAATTGTATAGTCCGCAGAACGGGGGCGAATAAACAGACAGGTCAATTGACTGGTCTGGGAGTTGCTTCATTACCTCGACGCAATCGCCGTTGTATAGTGCAAAGTTGGGAGTTTGTTTTTGTTTCATGATTTAGATCCAAGAAGGAAGTGATGGGGTTTCTTTTGATTGTGGTTTTTTGCTGACAATTAACTCATTGTTCATGAGTGAAATTAACTGAGTGAACATTCTTTCGGAGGCGGCTGTTTTACGGTTGAGATTTGACAAAACGCCCCGTTCTCCCTCGCTGGCGATAACATCAACGTGAACGGGTCTTTTTTGTCCAAAGCGCCAAGACCGGCGAACCGCTTGGTAGTATTGCTCGAAGCTATGAGATGGAAAAAAAGTCTGATGGGCGCAGTGTTGGAAATTAAGACCAAACCCGGCGATTGATGGCTTGCTCACCAATACACGCGCTTGACCTGCGAGAAACGCCTCAAATGCCTCTTCCTTGGCTTCGTCGGGGTCATTCCCAGAAACCTCGATGGAGTCCGGCGTGAGTTTTTTAAGAAGGGAAGACTCGGTGTTAAGGTGACACCATTGGATAGCAGGCTTTCCGGTTATGGCGACCAACTCGGCGGCAAGTTCGCAGCGTTCCGTTATGGTTCTGGAACGCTCCGAGCGTTGCTCTTGAAGTCCAACCGCTTCCATAGAAAAAAGCATGCCTTCCGCTGGCTTGTCTGACTTGATGATATGTTCCTCAGTAATGAGAGGAGGAAGGGTCAATTGGCCGTCGTCAAAACCAAGGTCGGAAGGTTTGCGAATTGCTCTCGCCCATCCGCAAACCCAACGCCAAAAGTCCCGCTCTGCATGGCCACGAAAGCGGTAAACGCCCGACCTGTTTTCATCTTTCCGGCTTGTAGTTTGTTGGTTCTTTTTGAAAAACTTGCCTAACATATCCATGTATCCCAGGTGGCCTAAAGCCTCGCTTGACGTGCCGAGTTCTATGAAGTCGTTTGGGGCGGCAGTAGCTGTGCAAAGCAGTCGGTATTTCTGCTTTAACATGAAGTTGGTGACAGCCTCTTTTGTCACTCCGTCAAAGTTCTTCAAAATGCTGGATTCGTCGCAAATCGTCCCCGCGAAATCGTTCGGGTTGAAAAGATGTAACCGTTGATAGTTTGCGACTACAACCCGCGCCCCACTGTGTTTTCCGTCAAGGGACCGCTCGGCATCAATCCCGAACTTTTCGGCCTCCTTTACGGTTTGGGCGCCAACGGCAAGCGGGGTCAGTATCAGCACGGGCTTGTTTTCGCGCTCGACTACGTTATGAGCAAAGGCCAGTTGCATAAGTGATTTACCCATGCCGCAATCGGCAAAGATAGCGGCACGGCCCTTACGGACAGCCCACTCGATAAGGGACCGCTGAAAGTCAAAAGCAGCGGTAGGCATGAAGGTCGGCTCAAAACCGAAGTTGCCGGAGACCGATGTTTTGCGGTCAATGAATTGGTGATAGTCCATAGAAAAAGTGTTAAGTGTTTTAAAAGTTCGGAAATTCTCGCCGGCAGTCGGCCAAGCTGGCCAGAAAAACAGCCCGCCCGCCTGCCCGGTTGACATCGTGAGCCCATTTGATTTGAGCCTCAGAACGACGCCCGCCCTTGTCGCGTTTCCACTCGACTGAGAGGAACCGGGCGAACTGGCAACCAACCATGTCAGGAGTGATTTCAATCGTCTCCCATCCAATGTGGTCGCCACCGCCTCCCCAGTGTGGAATGCCGACAGGAACGGTGTTGCCGCTGGGAAACATGGCGCGCCCGGTATGGTTGCGAAAGACTGCCAGGGTCGGCAGGTGATTGAGGTATTTGAGCCCCTCGTCTGTTACGGCTGATTCTTTCATAGCGTTGCCTTAAATTTGTTAATTATGCTGTGAATCACAGAGTCAATCGGTTGATCTTGGCATAGGGTCAAAAGTTCGATGGCTGTTTCAAGTTTTGCCTCAAGTTGTCGGGCAAACTCGCTTTCGACAACGGCGGCAAGATTCTGACCGTCAAAGGCTTCAAATTCTGCTTTGTCTGTTCTTGGTGTTTTCATGGTGTTAAAATTTGCGGCGGGATTTCCACTGAATGAGAGCCCACCTTGGGTGGTATCCGCGCCGTTTCCCAAGGGATTGCAGTTCAGCCAGCGTCCGGCAGGCTTTGCGCTCGGATGTCAGTCTGTTTTTCTCCGCCATTTGCGCGGCGATTTCGTCGGCAGTCAGCTTCTTGAGCTGTCCGGCTTGCTCCCTCGTGGCCCGCTGTTTTACGGGCATTTCGTAACCGCAACGGGGACAGCAAGTCGACGGCGGAAACCAGCCGTAGCAGCCCTGGCACTGGCGGATTGCGGTCAAGACCTCCTCGGCCCGCTTGCGTTTCGTCTGTCCGCCAAGGGACCATGCGTGAGGGGTTTCTGCCAATCCATGGCGGGCAAGGTTTCCAGCGAAGTCAAACCAGCGGGCGATCTTGCCGGGGTAGGGTCGGAGGATGCGGCCAATGCCTTGAACCTGACGGGCGAGAGACTGCGTAGGGCGGGCGTCAAGGCCGGTTTCAACAATCGGCAAATCAGTCCCACGTCCGAAGAGGTCCACTTGAAACAGCCCCATGATTCCGCCAGATGCGAGCGCTGAAACCATCTCGGCCCGGTTCGTTGAACCAGCGTGAACAGCGGCACAGGGAATGCCAGCGCGGTTGAAATCTTCAGCCAATCCGACGGCGTGGCGGACTGAGACACAGAAGCCGAGAAACTTCGTTCCAGAAGCAAATTTCAGATAGGTTTCCAGCACGTTCCCGGTCAAGACGCTGCCGAGTTCGTCAAGGGCGGCGCGTGAATAATCACCGCCTTGTTTCGCGCATTTTGACAGGTCCGGCGCGTGGGGGATGCCGTAATACTCAGGGCGGACAAGAAACCCGTTTTGCATAAGCCATTCAACGGACGGCCCCTCAATCAGTTCCTCGAATGAGTTGCCAAGCCCCTTGCCGTCAAGGCGTTCCGGCGTGCCAGTAAATCCAAGGCGGGCTGCGTTCGGATAGTGGTTCAAAACCGATTGCCAGCTTGCGGATTCGCATAGGTCGCACTCGTCAATTATGATGGTGTCAGGTGAGTCAAACGGGGCTGTATTTCGGTTGAGGCGAGAAAAAAGAGTGTCAATCGAAACGACCTGAACGCGCTTTGAGTCATAGTCTTGCCCCGGTGCAATCCGTCCGTGTGGCACGTCCCAAGCGGTCAAGGTGCGGGAGGTTTGCGCGGCGATTTCAACGCGGTGAACTAGAATCCAAACACGGCCAGTCAGAACGCTGGCGAGGTGGCAAAACACATTCGTCTTGCCGCTTCCGGTTGGTGAGACGATGCAGAGACGGCGGACACCAGCGTCAAGGCGCGCAAGGGACTTGGTTTCGAGTTCCGACTGATAGGGGCGAAGACTGAGGGTCATTTCAGAGCCTTCCTGAGTTGGTCAATGGCTTCATCCATCGCGGACTCGTCGGTGCCCTTGCTGGCCCCTACAACAGCCTTCGCGGCCTTGCGTAATTTGCGCTCGTTTCCGGCGATTTCACCGACCGCAAAGAGGGCTTCGGTGGTGTCAAGCGGCGTGTAACCCATCAGGCTTTGAAGTGTGCGAGTGATGGCCTTGTCGAGTCGGCGTAAGTTTTTCATGTTCAAAGTGATGCCAACCGGGGCCGCTCCCATTTTCCAAACCTCACGGCCCAAACGTAGGGCGGTGAGTAAATCCCGACAACCGTTGCTAAGGATTTAGGAAGCGGAAGACACCCGGTCGGCAAAGTGTTAGGTGGTGGCCTTGTCGGTTTCGAGTTGGAGCGCGTCAAGCGCATTGGCCAACGCCTTAGCATTGGACTCTTCGGCAGTGTTCAAAACCGCCATTGCAGCGCGGTAAATAGCAGGACCGGCGGCGATGAAGCGTGCGTGCGCTTCGTCTTCCTTGGCGAGCCCGGCGGGGTATTCGTTGAGTGGCGTGTGATGGGGCCCTGTGTGGGCGATGTGGCGTCCGTTGGTGCCGACGCGGATGTCTGTTCCGTCAGCGGTCCAATCTTGGGCGATGAAGCGGCGGGCGTAGTCTAATGAGGGCATGGGAAAGGTGGTAAAGGGGCGGCGGGCGTGATAACCGCGCCGCCCCAGGTTGTGGGTTAGATGTTGGTTGTTGGGAGATTGATGCGAACCAGGCCAGCCCGCCGGAACCCTTTCGGGATGGCAGCCTTGACGGCCCGCCATGCGTCTCCGCACGGGCTCGCCTGGTCGCAAAGGTGGGTTAGGTTGACGGTGGGATTTGGCGGGCGCGGATCATGGCGTCGGCGCGGATGTAACGTAAAACGGCGCGGACCTCGGCCTCCCAGGTCATGTGGGCAAGTGGATTTTCGGCAAACTTTGGCGATCTTTTGCCGACGATCTGTTCCATCGCGGAAATTTGAAGGTCGCAATCTGACAGGGATTCCTGACCGGCTAACCAGTCGCGCAGCGTCATGCCTGCGAAAACCTCGATGTCATATTCGTTCGGAGGAACTACGCGGCCCTTGAAAGGATTGAAGCTTCCGGCCTTGACTTCAATTTGCCACGGGAAAGCTGGCCCGCCGTCGTTGATTTTCGGTGTTGTGCTCATGGCTCAAAAAGGAACGGAGTCGTCGTCCGCAAAGTCATTGCGGGGAGGTGGAGTTGGCGCGGGTTGGCGGGGCGCGGAAGAACGCGGCGGACGGGGCGCGGAAGGAGCGGCGGCAGGCAAGGCGGCAAAGTCTGCGGCTAGTTGCTGCATTAGGTTTGGCGCAGCCTTGGCAAGCGGCTTGGGAGCGTCCCGGTAAACGCCTTTCACCCCGTAATAACTTTCGTTCGTTTGGTCGTTGTAAAGCATCTCTGTTTTGATGCGGCACGGCTTTCCTTTCAGCGACTCAATAGGAGCTGGGAAGCGATAGCCAAAAGCCTCGTCAAGTCCCCTCAAACTCCACTCCTTTGCACCTGCGTAGAGGCGGTAAAGGTAGGTGATCTTATCCCCCGAAGAATCGGAGAATGTCAGGCGCAAAGCGGGCTTGGTTCCGTTTTCGGAAACGTCGCCAATTTCAGCGTCAATGACGGTTACGGGATAGGTTCCCGGCGTGTTTGTAATACTCATTTGATGTGTGTGGATTAAGATTTAAGAACAGAAGGAGGGACCGGAGTTGGCTCTGTGTCGTCGCCAATAAGTCCCGGTATTTCGTCCGGCTTGCGGACTGTTGGCGTTGGCTGGTTGGTAAAAACGGCAGCGATTTCAGCAGGGAGAACACCCTTTTCAAAAGGCAATAAGTCCGGCAATTCATACCTGTTTTTAGCGTCAAAGGCGGCGGTTCCTACGCAGTGAATCACGCGGCCGACTCCGCCCGTAGCCTTCGCCTTTCCGTCGCCTCCCTTAACGATTCTGGTATCGTCATTGATGAAAAGAATCATGTCCGCCCACTCTTTCAAGTGTCGCAAATTTGACTGCTTGTCGGAGTTGTGAAGGGTGATTTCATACTTCGTATAACCCTCCGTTTGGTCAGGCGGCGAAACCTTGACGGTGCGAGAGTGAGCAAGAAAAACCACGTTAAAGCCGGTGGCAATAAGGCGCTCGGCATACTTTATGACCTTGGCAAACTCTTCGCATAAATGGACATAGCCTTTCCCGTATCCAAAGTCTTCCACACTGTCCTTTTTGGCAATCTGGCATATGTGAGTTGACGCTAGACGTTCAAGCCAATCGGCAGTGTCGAAAACAACGGTCTTGAAGTCGGCCTTGTGATTCTTTCCTATCTCTACGATACAATCCAAAACTTCCTGCCATGTCGAAGGCTCAAAGCGGGCAACGTCCAAGTGATAAGTTCCACCTTCAACGTCAATGAAAACGGGCGATGGGAGAAGTGAGGCGAGCGAAGACTTGCCCCGCCCTTCTGGCGAGTAAATTACAGCCCTGACCGGGCTTTTTTTGATTCCTCTAGAGAGTTTCATGGTGTTTGCGTAATTGGATTAATTGGTTGTTTTTCGGGCGCGGGGATAACCACGTCGCCCGGTTCGGCAAAGTATCCGGCGATGATTTCAGATGCAAAGTGCCGCGCCTGTGAGAGCGGCCCCCATTCGCGCTCGCCGTTGTCGAAGAGGTCAACGCGGGCGGGGTGCTGAATTACGTATGGCATTAGAGTAGCTCCTCCGGCCAAGCCGCGATGATGCCGTATGACAGATGCCACCATTTATTGTGCTGAATCAACTTAATCGCGGCAATCGTGGCCCGCCATCCAGCCTCGTCAGGTCCGGCGCAGTTGGCGATTTCAGAGACTGCCAGCAACTCGCGGCACCTGGCCACGATCCGGTTGAGATGTTCTTTTTGGGTCATTGCGAGTCCTCCCCAAGTAACCCCGCGCATTCCAGCAGGTGCCAAGTCAACAGCGTTCCAGCAACGGCGGCGACGAGGCAAAACAGCCACAAGCCCGGCGTTTTGGCAGCGAGGAGATATGCAACGTCAACGGCGGTCAGGGTGGACGTCAAGCCGGCCCCGATTGCCGGGAGTTTTTTGGTGCGGCTCATTGTCCGGCCTCCAGCTTGGCGAGCTCGGCGCGCTTGATGGCAATCAGTTCGGCGCGTGTTGGCGGAACTGGTATCTCGGCAAGGCGTTCGGCAAGGCGTGCGATTGCGCGCTCAACGGTGTGCTCATAAGACGAGACACATTCCTTGTCGTCATTGTAAAATATGGTCGCCGTGTGCCGAAGTGTTCCGTCTCCGTCGAACGCGACAGAGTAGCGGCAATCGCTCTTTTTCACGTCCGGCCTTGTCGCGGCAAGGGCTTGGACTTGAGTAAGGCAGGGCGCGAGCAGTTCGCGGAATTGGTCAGACATGGCCAGGAACGCGTTTAGTTCCTGGACGGAGGGCGAGAGATGAAGTTTTCATAGTGTCGTTTGGTTTGGGGTGAAGGTGTCGGTTTGAGGCGGGCTTTTGCAGCAGCTTGGCGAGGTCGTCGCGCCCGTCTCTCGCCAGTTGGTTGGCAAGGGCTTTGCGGGCGTATCCTGAGCGGTTGCCTGCCATGATCTTGATCTCTCGGAAGACTTTGGCGGGAAGCTGGTTGATGGTGATGGCTGGCATGGTTGGTTTGGTTTGCCTCGAAACCCCGCTGCGGTCAGGCGAGCAGGGCGGGTTGGGGGAGTGGAGTGATCTCAGCGGCTGTTTTTGCGGCAAATCTTCTCGATAGCGTCAGAGCAGGCCATCACAGCGGCGCGGCATGCCTTGGCGTCAGCAACCCTCTTAGGGTCTGCGTGAAATGCGGCGATGGCCGCGTTGCGTTCGTTCTTCTGTTGTTTCGTGAGTTTCATTTGTGTTTCTTTGTGACTCCCTCAACCATGCATAGCCGCGCCCCGTTGTCAAAAATAAAATAAAATTATTTTATCGGCGCGCAAGTCGCTGTGGTTCCAATGGCTTGCGCGCCGTTGAGTGTTTTTTTTATCCAAGCCGAGCGAGAGATTTTTTGAGATTTTGCGGCGGCGGTGTAGCTCGCCATCTCTGCCTTGGTGCATTTGATGCTGAGTCGAGCGTCGGCAGGTCCGTTTGGTCCTGGCTTACGGCCTTGACCTCGCTGTGAGCGTGGAAGCGGGTTGGATTTGCGGGCGGTCATTTGGTGTCTGTGTTTATGATGGGTGAATTTGTAACTATCCACTTCTGTCTTCTCTCGCAAAATGTCGCTCCAATCGAAGACAGCCAGAGCCTCCATCGCTCAGACTCTTGCCATGCTGCGACCTTAGCTTTTGCGTCCTTGTCGAGATTGATACGGCTCCATCCTTCTTCGCCGTTCATGCGTCCGACTATGCTTTTGGCCATGCGCTCAGCGTTCTCGCGGATCATACAGGCGATTAGGTGCCGGCGATGGTCGTCGCCAACAGAAGGAAGAGCTAGGGATTTGCAAGCCCGTAGATAGGTGGACTCGATTTCTTGTCCGGTTAGGAATTGAATTGGGTGCATAGGTCTTTTGCTGGCGAAACCCCGGTCCTTTTGAGACCGAGGTTGTTTTGACCCCCAGACCACTCAGCCCAACCACTGCATCTTGGTTCTTTCTTTTCTGATGAAGGATTCGCTTCCGATAAGTCCAGCCTTGGCGGCCTTGTCTGCTTGGTATCCAAGGAGGTCGATTTGTTGAGCCTTGGTGTAGTTGCCGGACTGAGTGATGAAGGCGCAGGCGGCGTCGATTGATTTGAAGGTTGGCATTGGCAGGTTTTTTTGAGGAGTTTTTGAGGCGAAGCGTCGTGCTTCTGAAATACATCCTGCATGATCCCTTGAATAAGTCAACACCAATTCAAAAGAAAGTTGGTTTATTTTTTATCCGCTCACAGTCATCAACTTAGACGCAAAAAAGGCCAGCCCCTTTCGAGACTGGCCTAAGTTTCGGCGTGTTGCCATAATCACTTCACCGGCATGGAGCCAGTGGCCGGTAACGATCCGGCTTCTCCGAAAAAGAACAGAAATTCAAGGCCCAGATTTGCAAGAAGGTGGCCTAATCCTTTGTCGCTTTTCCGGCCTGCGCAAGCCGTTGGAGCCAATCTTTGCGCCGCTTTTTCTCTGTCGGTTTCCGGAACGCAACAGATACTCATTCGGCGAATCTGCGCATAAAAAAGACCTGACCCGTTGCCGAGTCAAGCCTTTAGCTTTCCCCACCCTATTTGCCGCGCATGAACAGGGCCGGGGAGTTTGGCCGTTTGCGCGGCGGGAAAGTGTTACGTGGTGCAAATCCAGTCGAATTCAAACTGCAAGTCTTTGGTTATCAACGGCGTTTCCTTGGTGCAAATGAGTTATTTCAGCGAAGCCGCCGCTTCTGCCAGCTTGCCAACAGCAGCGGCTCTGTTGGCTGATTCAGCGGAACCAGCGGCAAGGGCTTCGGGGCTGGCAACCGCTTTGTAGCGAAACAGGAAGTTCGTCTTTGGGTTGCCGAGAAAAAAGACATCCGTGTCCTTCGGGGAAATGATTTCAAAGCCGTTTTCCGTCTTCCTGATTTCGGTAGTAATGACCTTGGGCGTGATGAGCGTGCAACCTGACAGCGACAGAAGAAACGCCAGCGCAAGGCCGGCGACGAGGATCGAGCCGAGAAGCTCGACGGCGACACGTTTTGAAGAGGTCGGTGGGTATGTCATGGTTTCAAGCTCTTGAATATCCGCACTTTGGGCACTTGGTGCAAGCGACAACAAAGGCCGGGCCGGTCTTGGAAAGTGTGACACTTCCGGAAACTTCGCGGTCAAGGGCGGTTGATTGGATCATGGGAACGTTGCAGCGCGGGCAGTTCATGGATGGTTCGTTGTCGAATCGGTTTGAGTTGTCAAAGCCCGGTAAAACTTGGCTCCCGGCGTGTGCCCGCTTCTGTGTGCCTTCCAAGCCCTATGCGCGGCAGGCATGGTGGCGACAAAAAACCAGCGTCCAAACGCCCTCACGCGGCTCAGTCCTTCGGCTCGGCATAGTTCATAAAACTTCAAATCCGCAATCCACTTGCTGTGTCTTCCGCTGGCATAGTCGTCGTCATGAGCGACGGCGGGTTTGTCTGTTTTTCCTCTTAGCTCAAAGTCTCCAAAACGGCAACTGGCAAGGTCCGTCGGCAGTCCGCGCGGAATGTGGTGAACCTGCCCTGTGATGCGGGAGAAGTAGCGCAACGGGTCGCGCAAGGTCACAAAACGCGGCCCGTGTTGCGGTGCCGGGTCGGTGTAGAGTTGGGACAGGAAGCCCGGCTTGATGTGCGGCAAGCGGCTCATTTGCTTGTGTCAGTTGCCTCAACCTTCGGCAGCTTACCCCTGCGAAAGTCGCGGATGTCATGAAGCGCCTGAATGACGAACTTCCTCAGCCAGAACAGCATAACTACGAAAGCGGTGGCAGCGGCGCAAGCTTGCGTGAAGTTTGACAGCGGGCCGGAAACCACCTCGGCAATCAGAGCGGAACCAGCGGAGGCAGTCACGGCGGCAACAGGGTGTTCAATCAGGCGGTGCGGCATGTCGGACATGATGTTTGATTGTGCGGCGTGTTTTGGTCAAGGCTCAATCGAGAAACTGGCCAGGCGAAGGGCGCATCCGGTGCCCCCGCTTGGATGGTCAACGATCAGAGTGGGACAGGTGTGGCCGGACGTTCCCGAACCGCTTGGCAAGCCGGTGGTGAGAATGAGGGCGGCGATAAGGGGCGGCATGGGTGATGGTTTGGAGGATTGTTTTGCGCCCGTTTCAAGGCGGAACGGAACCGGAAAGCCTCGTGCGTGCATGGGTTCGTTTTGATAGTTCACGGCGGGAAATTGGCAAGCGTTTTAGATGGACCATTTCGCCGCAAGGTAAGCGTGAACCCGTGCGCGTTCGGTCTCCGTAAGTGCCGGAAATACAAGGATTTCCCCGATGTCAGCGAGCAGGAATGCGGCAGCGGACCCGGTAAGCTCAAACGCGCCAATCAATCCGGTGCCGGTGGTAAACGTGCTTGGGTTGGAGCCGTAAGCGGTCCCGCTCACTTCGGTCCCGTTCAGCCGGATGCGAGTGTCGCCGTTTGTTTTGTGCGTTGACCAGTTGCTCCAATGCCAGCCGAGTATGTTTGCGTTGGCAGCGGTGCCGGTTGAATTGTAGCGCATCCCGCCCGGTGCGAAAACGTCGGTGCAAGGTTCAAATCCTGAGCTGGGGAAAACCTGAGTTGAGCAACCAATGGAGGTGCCGGTGCCATTGCGGGAGCCGATGACAATGCCATACTCAGAGGCCGCGATGGTGGCATTTTTCAAGACCGCAAAAACAGAGCGGCCCGACGTGTTGCCGAATACGGCGGTTGCGTAGGACATCACGTCATTGGTGCCGTCAAAGCGAATGGCAGACCGCCCGTTTTGGATGCTAGTCTTGAGAACTGGCCGCTGTCCAGAAGTGCCTTGCGTGGCGTGGTTTGCGTTGCCGCTCTTATCCTGCCAGCGTGCCACGGTTCCGTCAGGCGCGACTAGACTGCCTCCGGTGGTGGCATCGTAAAGCGTGTCGCGGTCTGAACCGTCCAGCCATAGGAGCGGCGACAGAGACAGCGGGCTAAAATTCGTCCAAGGAAAAAAGCGCATGGAATTAAACCTCCTGAGCAGTGGAAAGGCAGCCCCACTTTGAAGTTACTGAGTTCCAGATGAAGAGAACGTGCAGAATCTTAGAAAGGACCGTAGTGGTCGGAAGGGTTGACCCCATCGCCTCGAAGGATGCCCCCCAGGTTATAGCCCTCGCCGTGCCGTCGTCTTTAATTCGGAACAGAAGCATTTCTCCGTTGTTTGGCGTCCCCGAAAGGTTCGTCGTCATGCTAGTAATGGCAGCAGCCAAGGCGGTGATAGTCACCATGTCGCAATTGTCCGTGTTCACGGTCGGGGTCGCGCTACTCGTAATCGTAGTAATGCGCGGGGGAATCCGCTTATTGGAAAGCGTTTCAGTCCCGGCCAAGGTGGCCAACGTGCCGGAAGTGGCGGGGGCGGTAATTGTCTTCCCGTTTAGGAAAATTGTGTTTGAGGTTGAGGAGATAAGCCCCGACGCAGTGTCCAGTGTGATGGTGTCATCTGTCCCATCATTCATAATCAAGCACGTGCCAGAAACGTAGGTCGAACTGGTCCCGCTAGTCCAAAGGGCATCACCAGGAAAGGTCCATCCGGTTGAGTTTGCCGCGCCGAACGTTCCAGCCTCGGTTCCGTTCGCAGTGCGGAATGTTGCGCCGTCTGAGTTCCAAGCTTTGAATTGTGCGGAGATGGATTTGTAAGCGACTGACTCCAGGTCGTTTGCTGTAAATCCAACAAAGCGGAATCCACCCATAAGAATGGAGTCGAGGGCGTCAAAAACTCCGAAGACGTAAGAAGCATTCGGCCCGCTCGCAGATGGTCCGACGCGGGCTTCAATGTCAGTGTTTCCACCCTTGAACTGTCCGGCAGAATCGCGGGAGACGATAGTGGAAGCCGTGGCAGCGGAAGTGTAAGCAACCCCCGCGCCAAGAGTGTTGTCCGCTGTGACGACTGCAACCTTGCCAGCGTTGCCGAGTGTGATGGTGCCGGAGTTGAGAAGGTCGCCGCTTCCGGTCCCGGCTCCCAATGCCGTGCGGGTGTCGGCAGCGGAAAGGGCGGTGACCGTGTTGTCGGCATTGACCCGCAACCATGTCACGGCGGACGGGTTGGTGAGGCTGAATACGGCCTTTCCGACTGTGGTTGCGCCTAGGTTGGCCAGGGCTTGGGACTTCTGCGGCGAGGTCGGCGACTGAACCGAGTAGCTGACAAAAACAACAGGGGAAGCGGCGGAACCTTCGCCATTTCCCCTGATAAGGTTCAAAGTTGCATTCCAAATGCCGAGAACATCACCGCCGCTATTTCGCTCCTCAAAGTTTCCAGCGAGTGCCAGCGGTGTCTTCCCGGCCCAAAGCGTATCAACAACGGCGAAACTAGCAGAAGCGGCCTGATAATACTCAGTCTCCTCTGTTGATCCGTTCCGTTCAAAATCAATCGAGACCGCAAATTCAGCGTCTGACGGGTCTTTTTTGGCCGTGAAATGGAGCGTATTTCCGGTGGCAAGCGTAGCCCTTGAAACGATTCCCCCGGCAACCGTGCAAAGGACAACTGAGAGCGGCCCCGTTGCGCCGGAAACCCGCGTCCAAGATGCGACGGGAGCGGAGTCCGTCAGGCTGTTGATAAACGGCGAGCTGTCCCCCGTTTGAAGCGTGCCGGTGTTGAGGTAAAGAACTGGGGTCGAGAGTGCCATTTGCGGGAAGGTTTAAGGGTTGAGCGGTTTATTGCAAGGCGTTTGCGTTAACCGATTCGAATGATTGTCAGGGTCGCGCTTTCTACGGTCAAGGTTCGGCTTCCGGCCCCGTGCCTTCCGCCCTTGAGTGAGATGGTTGGAGGCAGGTCCGGCGTTCCGTTGTATTCGATGTAATAATCCCCCAACTCATCCCGCGTCACCTTGACCAATGCGGAACCGGAAGTGGTCCCGAACATTACGCCGGTTGGTAGTTGGTCTGGTAGTTGTTCCGGGAATCCGACCGCATCAGGGTCAATCGGAAACGGGTCAGTTCCCTCCGGTTGGGTGACTGAGATTCTGCCTTCTCCGTCTAGGATTCCGGTTGATGTAATGGCCGTGACCGTCGTAATAGCGTCAATCGTGACATCGGACAGCGCATCTGAGGCGGTTGTGGTTGATGCGATGTATGGCGGAACGTCGGGGTCAACAAACGTCTCTGCGTAGTAGTCGCCCCCGCCGTCGTAAAGATCAATCACCATCGTCCCTCCGTAAGCCAGAGTTGCCCCAGACAGCGCGTCAGACTCGGTTGTTAGCGTAAGCGTTGGCTGCGCCTCGCCGTCCAACACCGTGGCAGTCTCGGCAACGGCTGAAACCAAAGTCAATGCAGACAGGTCGGTTTCGAGCGTAAGCGTCTCTCCCTCTGGCACTTTGAGAAAGTCTTTGAAATTCTCTTTCTGTCTCGCGCTGAATCTAGCCTCTGTCCTCGTCGCGTCCGTTTCACCAATGCCGAGAAAAGTCTTGACCGTGTTGACTACGGTGGTCGTGGAAGTTGCTCCGCCAATGTCAACTGAAACGACCGCCGAATAGTGAAGCTCAAAGATGCCGGTTGTTTGGAAGGTGAATCCACCGGACTCAAGGACGCCCATCACAAAATTTGCCTTGGTAGCGGGGATGTCGTATTCGATGGCGTCAAGAGAGACAGACCCGCCACCGGAGACAACCGTGGGACTCGACGAGGTGAGAACGTAACAACGGCCAGGACTTCGCTGCGGAGCGCCTTCTTTGACAAAAATGTCAAGCCCGTCCGGCGTCTGAGTCACCTCAACAGCTCCGGAAATGTTCGCAATTCCCATCTTCCCCAAAAGCTTCGCCAACGAACCAATTGACTTTTTGAGTTGAGGGACAAGCGCCCCTTTTTTGATCTCAATTTGCGACGGCTTCATGGTCAGGCGGGCGGAGTGTAGAAGGTGGAGAATCCGCCAGGTTCGGACAGAAGCCAAATCTGGTTGCACTCGAAAACACCCCCGGCCTCCCGGTAGGTCATCGGACCAACCAACCATTCACGGTCATCGTCAAAAGTCGGTGGCGTGCCCGGTGGCGTGCCAACGTAGCCAACGCCATTCATGGCAACGGGTCGGCTCGACTGAATCCAACTCTTTGACCACGTGCCAGATGCGTTTAGGTAAGAAGTGATGCCAGCGAGCGGCTTTGAATCGTCTGAGGTGGCATCATACGGGAACCCAACAAAGCGGCCCAGTTCGTCAAGCGGCTCTTTTCCTTGGCCTTGAACGTAATCAATCACCTCCTCAAACCTTGGGTGCAGTTGAATTTGTCGGCTCTCAAGCGTGCCGTTCCAAGTGTAGACCGGCGCGACGGTTGAGATGTCCACGCCGGAAATTCCGCCCGTGTAGCCCTCATAAATCACCGTCATCAGGGTGATGTTGCAGTCGCTCTCGGCAGCCTCAACGGGTTGCGAAACATAAAGACCGGCGATGGTCGCGTGAGGCGTCTGCCAAGCGGGCGCGGCTTGTGCGACGTAATCGGTATTGACCTGCCAGACTTCGGTAACACGGGACACGCCGGCTGTCGAAAAAGTCCAGTTGCGGGACTCCACTATGGGGGTCGCGCCGCTTGGTGTCGTTCCGTTTGAGTGAATGGCCATGGGTTAGAGCAGTCCGTTTAGAAGTTTGTCCATCTTGGCCACAATCTGAGCCTCAAGTGCCTTTCGTTCGTCCATCTTCCGGTTCGTTTCCGAAATAAGTTGCTCGACTTTGTTCTGACTGATTTCGGCAACAGCACGTCCGCCAAAACCCATTTGCGTTGCAGAACTGGCAACGACTCCACCTGAGCTTTTCAGCTTTGAAAGGTCGGCAAGCTTTTGGGTGAGGTCTTCAATTGACGCCTCCTTTTTCTTCGTCTTTTCGCCACGAATCGCGTCAAGCTGATCCTGGTATTCCTTGAGGGCTTTAATGTCTCCATTTATAGCATCTTCCGTCGCTTTGTTTTTTCTTTTTTCGGAGTCAGATGCCTCGCCAAGCAGTTTAATTTGCTCCTTCAACGCCTCGTTGACCGCTTTGGGGCCGGCGGCGGGGTCGGCTTTTGGTGCCGCGCCAATGTCGTCAAAAGCATTTCCTATTGCTTTGGCGTGGGTCCTAGCGTCCTCAAGAATCGAAGCCAAGCTTTCCCTTACTCCGTTCTTTAGCGCATCAAAACCACGCTGGACCCTTTCATCGTCAAAAGCCAGTGTTCCCAAAAGGACTTCACTGAACGCAAAGATGGCATCGGTCCCGACCGCCATTAGGTTTGATAAAACTTGGAAAGGCGTGATGAGCGAAGCGTATATGACCTGCCCGGCCAGCTTCATAACCTTGATGAAGTTCGTAAAAACAGGCAGAACCGTAGTCTTGGCGTCCGACGCCAGTTGGTCCAACTCATCGTCAAGGGCGGCGGCGTTCTTTGTCGCTGTCACCATCTCCTCCGAAACCGGGCGGACTCCATCAACGGCGATCTTTTCAAGCAGCGGGAGAAGCGACTCAAACTTGCCTCCGGTGTCACCTAGAAGGACGCCAAGGATGGCCAGCTTTTCGGCCTGTGTGTCAACGCTGCCAATAGCCTTGGCAAGCGTGGCAAAGAGTTCTTCGGGCTGCTGTTGGCGGAGTGTTTCAACGTCCGTGCCGAGAGCCTTCAAAACGCCCCCCATTTTCTCTCCGGCCTTGGGGTCGTTTAGTTCGATAATGAACTTTTTGACGGCCTTGGCGGCGGACTCCAAAGACGCGCCGGTTTGTTGCGCATCGTCTTTGATGGAGAGCAGGAACTTGACGGAAACGCCAGCCTTGTCGGCAGCGTCGGAAACGTCCGCAAATTCCTTCACGATGCCAGACAGGGCGGAGGTTACGGCAGCGGTGCCGAGAACGCCCGCAAGCCCGCCTTTCAGCGTGTCCCCGATGCCGTTGCCCCATGACTTCACGGCGGCGCGGCTCTTGGCGAGTCCGGCTTGCAAGGCTGTGATGTCAGCCCCGAACTTTACAACAGTGTCAGCCATTGGCGGCGGTCTTTGGTTGGGTGTTTTTTGCGGCCAATTGGCGAAGAAGCGCGATCCGTGCGGACTCGGCAGCGGGGTCAACAATTTTGAGTCTTGCGCCTTCGTTTACCGCGTGCTGTGCGATGTTCCAGTCGAGCATCCCAAGGGACATTGACCATGCGCGAAACTCCGTCAGTCCGGACTTCTTCCCCATGTCAACGCGGCTGAAAAATCCGTCCCCTTGCGCCTCGCTCGTTTCCGTTCCGACCGGCAAGCGGATGGTCGGTGAACTGAGGTTGTCGGCAAGGTAGGTCTGGATCTGCTTCGTTACCGAAACAAGGTTCCCGCGAATGGCGAGCCATGCAAGGGCGGCGATTTCGCGCCAACCGTTGCACTCATCCGGCCAGCCTTTCGGACGGCTGGTCTTGGGGTCAATTGGCCGTGAGCAAATGCGGAGAAACGTCACCAAGTCGCGAGGGTCGAGGGCGTCGGTGAACACGTTGACGCCGGATGCCTCCAAAGCCGCCGCGTGTGCCGCCGATAGCGGTTCCAAGCGGTAGCCAAGGATGGAATGGGAGCGGAACCCAAAGGCGGCGGCGGCAACGGCGTTCACGCGGCAGTTTAGGCTTTGGCGGTGGCGGTGAAACCTTCACACCAGCGGAGTTCGGCGGTAAACTCGATGTCTTCGCCGCTGGCGTAGTTGTGCGCATCGTCCATGATCTCAAACGTGCGGTTGTGGTCGCTGTTGACCATGGACGAAAGGACAATGATGCCACCGCGTTTAATGTAAACGGTAGTGCCGCTCGTCAGGTAAGAGCCGGTGACGCTTCCGGCGATTTGCTCATCGTCCATGCGTGATCCGACCGTGATTCCGGCGGCTTGACTCATGATGTCCTTGCGCTTGGTGTGGGTGCCTTTGAGCGAGGTCGCGGAAATGATGCCGTTGATGACAGCAGCACTTCCGCCGCCGGGGGGAGTGTAAGTGAAGGTTCCGGCAATGCCGTTGATGACGCCGGTTCCGTTGGTATGTGAGGCCATAAGTGTGAGTTGTTAAGGGTTGGTTGTGAAGAGTTTAGTCGTTTAGTATTCCAGCGACGGGCGTGGAGAAGTTGAAACGCAAAGTGTTTTCAACCGATGAGTTTGCCTGTGTTAATACCAGCAGGTAAATTGATCCGGTAGTCGCCACGTCTGCAATGTCGCACATCTTGCCCGGAGTGCTGGAAAGCCCGTAAAGCCTTCCAGGGACGGGACCGGTTCCGACTGGCAACTCCGTGTCGCGTTGGATGAGGTTGAAACGCTGCCCGGCAACTGCCCCGTTGGCGACGATTCCAGCAACGGTTGACTTCTCCGCCGTGCTGTTGTCGGCGAGCCAGTATCGGCCATCACTAGCTTTTTTGTAAACGAACATTCCAGCTGTCAAGGTCTCTCCGGCGATGACAGGAAAGGAATTGAAAACGGCAGTAGTCGGGCTGGTTTCGTTTGGAAGAATTGAGGCGGCTGTCAGTGTGATGGTAGCCATGATTAAGCTGGGTTGTTTTGGTTATCGTCCCGAACGCGGGCGGTGTAATTGAAAGTGGTAGTTCTCACCCGGTCCTCGGTGATGGTGCCGGATTCGCCAGGCGTCCATGTGGTGAGTGTAAAAGCGGGGATGGTTGCAGCGGCTTCGGTCACTGTTTTTTTGTCTCCGAACGCGGCCTCAACTTCGGCGGCGATCTCGTCATGTTCGGCGGCGGGGTCGTCGTCTGCGTTGCTTTCGACTGTGACCGTAATTGTGGCCGTCCGCTCGCCGTTCTCATATTGAAAGCGGGTGTTCCATCCGGTGACAGCCTGAACGCCGATAAATGGCCGCTCTTTCACGTTCTCGCCAAACGTGGTGAAATACTTCGGCGCGGAAGTATCGCCAAGCGCGGCATCAATGAACTCCTCAACCTTGCGGGCCAGTGTTTTCATTTTCCAAGCCTCGCTTTCCTAGCCGCAAAACGGGCTTGGTTGACCAGCTGCTTTTCAAGGTTGCGGGTTTCAAGGGTTATGGCACGGTCCATTGCCCCGGTCCGCATAGCACGGAAGGCCGCTTGGTGTGTGTTTGACAGAACTGCAACGGGCTTGTCGGCTGAACCTTCCCAACTGCCTTTGCCGGTCACAATCTTTTGCTTCCTTGTCTTTAGTTTCGGGAGGTAGTCAGTCGAACGTCCGGCGCGGAAGTGGCGAGATGCGACAACCCATCCATTGGCGATGGAACCGCGTTTGCCTTGAATCTTTCGAGTCAATGTTGTCCGGCTTGGGTGAGCCTCTGGAATAATAATGCAATTCCAGAAGACAAGCGCCCTGCCCTGTTTGTTAACGTGGCCAGCTCCGGCAGATTCATTCTTAAAGGTCTTGAGTGTTGACTCATTTGCCGATCCTGCAATTCGAGCGCGAAAGCCAGCAAAGCAATTTAGGATTTTTACAGCCTCGGCAAGTTCTCCATTGATCCACTTATGAAGCATGATCTTGAGCATCCGGCTTGAATAATCATAATCACTCTCTTTGCTTCCAGATGGCTTACCTGAGCACATGAGACCGCTTTCCACAATGGCGTTATGGACCCGATAGGGTCTTGGGTAAGCACGACGCACTATAGAGTCGGCCCTTGCATCTGTGCCCTTGCTGTTGAACGGGAAAGTATCGCGGGCAAGCTGGACTCCGATGCGGGCGGCACTGTCACCAATGGCCTTGCGTAGTCCGCCCTTGACGCCCTTGGAAACGTCTAAAAGGCGGGCTTGCAAAAGGCGGGTGTCGGCTGTAATGATGAAGCTCATTTTGCCTGATCCTTTGCTGTGCAACGAAGGGTGAAGGAAAGCCCGTTGTCAAATACCTGGGCGATTCGGTAGGAGCGGCCCTCGAAGGTCAAAATCTGACCTTGCAAGCTGTCCACCGTGTGACCGGCCAAGTCAGATTTGCGCGCGGAAAATGGGGCCGATTCCTGATTCATAAAGCCGTCAACTTCAACGGCTTTCGTCCGGTCAATGGCTGAAACCACAACTGGGAAAGAACGTCCGTTTACCGTGGCCATGGTGTCTCTTGCCAGCGTGTCACTGACAGATTGCAAACCGCCGCCGATGAGGTCTCTCAGTCCCATTTTTTGCCCAAAAAACCCGCGTCCGGTGAAGGATAGCGGGTCGCTTGGTTGGTTCAGTGCCGAACTTTAGCCGAGGAGGATTGCGCCGTGGCGAGGATTCATCACGGAAACGCCCCAGTTCAGAGCGATTTCGTAGGTGATCATTCGCTGGCCAGGCCAGACAACCAACTCGAAGCTGATGCCGGAGACCGGGTCGGTGATGGTTTCGCGGAACAAGGCAAGGTCACCTTCTTCGGGTGTTTCGGGCAGGCGGGTGGCGAGTGTGGCGAAGTCGCGGGAGAATCCGATGTTGGCAGTGAAGTTATTGCCAACGGTGATTGCGGTGTTGTCAGCGACGGCAGCAATCAGACCGGGCTCGGCAATCGTCACTGTTCCGCCGGAAAGGGCGGAGGCGACAACGTATTTGTTGGTGTCGCCCGCAAAGGTGATGACATCGCCCGCAAGGATGGTGCCGGAGCCGGTGTCAACGGTGATGGCGGTGTCACCAATGGCGAATGCGGCGGTGGTCTGGTAGCTGGTGCCGGTGCCCTTGGTAACTACGGCAACCTTGGCGTCTTCACGGATCATAAACCCATTGGAATCAAGGAGAACGCCGTTGCGCACGGAATCAGTTCCAAGGCTGGAATTGGCGTTCAGCGGGTTGTTGAGCAGCGTGCGAAGCTTGGCTCCGGCGGTGGTGCCGAGGATGAGGTGGCGGTCTCCTTCGGGCGCGCCGTTGTCCTTCAAAATCTTGGCGAGTTCGGAGGATGCCGACAGGTCGGAAGCGAAGGGAGTGGTCGCGGCAGTGCCGTAAGCGCGGGAAGCGCCAACGCGGAGGGCGGCGTAAACATCGGTGGAAACTTCGCCAACGGCGGCGCGGATGGCCTGGGCGATTTGCTGCTGCTTGATGTTCAAGATGTTCGGCCCAAGGGACTGAACCTCATAGGCGGCCCAAGAGAACGGAAACGCGCGGGACTTGGTGATGGTCAGAGACTTGTTGCCGATGGTCTGGTAAGCGGCGGGGGGGATGGACATCGCCGGAGTGGCATCGCGTCCGGCAGTATTAACCGGGGCGATAGGCGAGCGGAGGGTCTGGCCTTGGGCGAGACGGTCGGCAGTGCTGTCTCGGTTGACGGCGGGAATAAATCCGACGACCTCGCGGCTGACAACGGCCAGCGCGGCGTAAGCATCGGTAACGAGGTTGGTGAATGTGTTCATTTTTTTCTAAGTTCTTGAGTTGGAGTTGTTTGGGTTGAGTGGTTTTCAGACAATCTTGCCGCCGGAAGCAGAAAAGGAGGTCTTTTCGGCGGGGGTCATGGCCTTAAATTCGGCATGAGTAACTTGACCGGAAGCGGCGGGGGATGCGTTGACCGTCTCGGCTTTAATCGGCTGCTTCACGCCAGCGGCCTTGACGATCTCGGCAACCTTCACGTTGACGGAGTTCTGAACGGCTTTGAGGGCGGCGGTGTGGGCTTCCTTGTCGGCTTCAATTTGTTTCGTCAGCGAAACAATGGATGCTTGAGCGGTCACAAGGTCAGAGTCGGCTTGAACGCGGGCGGCGGTGAGTTTTTCAGACTCGGCGAGGCTGGCCCGCATGGTCTTGTTTTCATCCGCCATTTTGCGGACCATCTTAACCGCATCTTCTGCGGCCATGGTCTCAACTTGCTCTTGGGTAATGAGGCCAAGGTCAATGAGGACGGAAAGGATTTCGGTTTTGTAGTAGTCCATAGAGGTAAGGGAGGCGGCGATCTTGCCGATGTTTTGGAAAGCGGGAGTGTTGACCAATCCGCCAACGGTGCCGGGGAGGTTTAAGCCTGTCACCTTGCCGTCTTTTTGGAACCACTCGGGGGAGAAGTAGGAGAAGTCCTTGCCCTCGACTGCGGCCTTGCCTGATGCGGTCCATTCAAGGTCAAGCATCACGCCCTTTCCTTCTTCCCAACGGAACGCGGTGGGGAGGGCGGCTGCGGTCTTTCCTTCGTGGGCAAAGTCGACAAACGGGCGGGAGGCGGTGCCGGATTCAGCGGCGGAGATAGCAGCGGCAAGTTCGCTTTGGAGCAGGTCCGCCGTTTCCTTGCTCACAGTCACCTCGACTTGCGCGGGCTTGCCTCCCTTGGAGGCGGAGATGGAGGATTTGCCAGACGGGAAAAACAAGATGGAAGAAGGCGCGGCTCCGTCAAAGCCCTTGGCCTCAAAGTTGGCGCGGTATGTCTCCTTCATGGTCTTCTTATTGCAAAGTTTTTGCGTTAAGGTCAAGCGGTTTGTTGCAAATCTTTTGCAGGAACCGCCGTCTGCGTGCCGTCAAGCATCGCAAGCGCCTCACTTCCAAGGTTTTGCAGAATCCAGAGGCGGCGGTATTGGTCATAAGTAATACCCAAACTGTCCGCCCCCTTCTGAAATTCTTCTTCAGGGGTCTGACCGTAAAGGGCAAAATACTCATCAATGGACATGTTCATCGTCCTGACCTCTTCCAAGATGGCCTTGGTATCCCTGCCAAGGTCAATTGAGAGGTCACGCGGGCGGCGGAAACCTACGTCCCACCAACCGTCAACGGCCTCGACTCGCTTGGCGTCAATCTCATAGGCCAGCCAATGCAGCATCAGGCGCTGAAGGACAGGCCACAGGATGGCGTCTTGAATCATTTCAATCCTGACCTTCGCCTTTTCGATAATCGTCCGCTGTTGGGTGCCTTGTGTGCTGCCAAGGAAAACAAAGTCGTATGGCCAGCGCACGGCCGAACAAAACTCCCGAACAAAGTTTTCCTTGAACGGGATGAAGTATTGGCCTGGATATTCCGGGCGCATGTTCGTGATTTTGGAGCCAACCGGAACACGCTGCATGGTTACGCCGGTAATTTTTTCAAACCGTTGACCGCCTGGGATGTCGGCAGTCGGAGCGGTCTTGATTCCCAGCGTGGCGTCCTTGGCGCTTTGAGTAGGGCCGCCGTCCTCATACAGAACGGCGGTTGAGAGTTGCAGTTTGTAGCCAACTTTCGCCAGTGCGTTCAGTTCGGAGACATCAAACAGCGAGTTAATGGAGGATGTCCAAGACGGACCAACTCGCAACTGTCCAGCCCTGACCGATGCGCAGTTTGAAGCGTTTGTATATGAAGAGGTTACGTCCGGCATCCGCCCCAACTTTGGTTCCGTCACCAACTGACCGCCGCCGCCATGTTCCTCAAGATTTTTCCCACCCTTAAATCCTCCTTTCCCTACGTTTTTTGGGGCGGATCAACGTCCTTCACCGAGGGCGCGCAGACGAACGAAAACCGCAACAAGTCCGGAGCCGTCGAGCCGCGTTCCGTGATGGAGGAAATTTCCTCCTATTCGCGATGGGAGGCTGTGAAGTTCTGCCGCTTCATCGAAAACAACCAGTCCGCTACCGCTGGCATTATTTCCGACATGGTGGATTACTCCGTGCGCACCGGTTTGATTCCCGTTTTTCGAGGCGGGGATAAGGCTTGGCGCGCCAAAGTCACCAAGAGTTTCAAAGAGTTTTGTAAATCACCAACCGCCGCCGGAACGAACGACCTGACAGCCGAGTTAAAGGTCATCGCCCGTGCTGTGTTCCGCGACGGCGAGGTTTTCCCCATGTTCACGGAGAAGCCAGACGGGACGCCATGCCTTCAAACGCTTGAAACTCATGTCTTTAAGAATAAGTTCGGCGGAGTTCCTGCCGATGGTTTTATTGACGGCGTTCGTTACAATGAGGCCGGAGAACCGCTTGAATACCAGACATTTACAGGCGAGAAGCGACCCGCCTCCGCCATCCTCCACATTTGCGAGCCGGTCAGGGCTGGACAGTTGCGAGTCCCTCCGCCTTGGACCTCCTCAATCAATAACCAGTTTGATGTCAACGAGTTGAACGCGCTGGCAAAGGTCGGTTATAAACTGCAACTCACCACTCCGGTTCTTTATGAAGACAGTGGACCGGCTCAAAGCGCCAAGAACAGCACGCTAGGAATCCAAACCGCCCCGACTGCCGACAGCCCCGGCGGTCAACGTTTTGAAAAAGTCACAGGCGTAACCATGCAGCGTGTTCCAGTTGGTTCCAAGATCACGAACATGCGACCGGAATACCCAGGCCAGTTCTTCATTCCGTTCAAGGAGTCATTCATTCGGGAGCTGTGCGCTTGCCTCCGCTGGCCCTACGACTTCACGTTCCTTGGCAGCACGCAAGGCACCCAACAGCGGACCATCATTGAAAAGGCTAAGGTCCGCATCGAAATGATTCAAGACGCCATCCTCTGGCCTGTTCTTCAACGCCTGATGCTGCATTGGCTGGCCTATGAAATTGAAGCCAAGCGAGTCGAGGCCGTTGACGGATGGTGGGACGTAGGTTTCCGCCGCCCGCGCGACCTCTCAATTGACCTCGGACGCGACACCAAGGCCATCTTGGAAGAGGTTCGCACGATGAACATGTCCATTGATGAGTATTTTGCCCTTTACGGTCAGACCCCCGAAGAGGAATTTCAGAAAGGCGCGGACAGTTTGGGCATTACCTATGACCAATACCGCCGTCTTTGGATTCTGCAAAACCTTGGAAATGAGGCGCTTGCGATGCTTGACGGCACGCAGACGGCGGTTCCTGCAAAAGATTTGCAACAAGCCGATTTACCTTAACGCAAAAACT